ATTGGAATAAAATATCAGCAAACTGCTCCGAGATCAACTCCGATTCCTTGGTTCAACAAACACGTAGATACCAGCAAAAAACAAACAGCTCTGCAAGAAAGTGAAAGCACCAACTATGTCATAGGTGTGATGAGCGAAAATCTTGACTACGATGCATTGCCTGCTATATAATATATGTTTAAAGCACAGTACAAACGCAACTCACCTTACGAAAGCTGGATAGTCATAGGCACCTTCAGCGGTGAGCAGGCAGCTATCAGTGCTGCTCTACAATACAAACGCAAAGGCATGGTATTGGTTAGAGTCACTGATAAAAAAGGTGCTGTGATTTATTCAAATTAACAAAGGAAATATAATGACAGCTATTGTATGGAGCAAATATAATTGCCCCTATTGTGATCAGGCCAAGGCCCTGCTAACACAGAGAGGTATTAAATACGAAGAACGTAAAATTGGAGACGGTTTTACACGAGAAGAGCTTTTAGAAGCTGTGCCAAACGCAAGAACTGTGCCACAAATCATCATCAACGGTAATATGATTGGTGGGTTCACAGAACTAAGAGACTATTTAGAAAACACAGCCGGCGGATTCGGCAAAGGCGAAATATGATGTTAATAGACAAAGGTGTTACAGTAGGTGAAGTTGTAACAATCAAACTGACCAGCGGAGAAGAGCTGGTAGCAAAGCTAGTAGAAGATCAAATCATGCACTACAAACTAGCGCATCCCATGGTTATCGCTATGAGTCCAAAAGGACCAGCACTTATGCCATATCTGTTTACTGTGGATCCCAGCAAACAAGTAAGAATAGCTAAATCTGTGGTAGCTGTGGCAGAAGCCACAGACAAGCAGTTTGCTGACCAATTTATACAACAGACCACTGGGATTGCATTGGCTTAAATAGTTCATGGCAACTACACCAACTCCACAATCGACTTCCGCAGGTGCTGGATCATCGACAGTTTCCAACCCTAGTCTAGTTCCACACGATCACACAGCAGGTACATTAAGCAGACAAGAACCCCTATACAATCCGTTCAATGTGTTTGCCAACGGTGTTGAAATCGCTCTTTATGATGCTGCCACAGTTCCCGGAACTTTCACAGCTACCACTGTGCCACGGGTTACAGTGACTTCAGCTGTGCAGAATGTGGAAGGTGATGACGACAACACCGCAGGCAAAGTTCAAGCAGACAGATTTTTGTCTGAAGGCAGGATCACTGCTGCAGAACACAAGGCGCTTACCACCACACCCCAACCCAAGACAGAAGGAGTTAAGCCCACAGCAGCCAAACAGAGTCAGCCTTTCACTCCTGTGCCTGCCACAATAACCATGGACATGGTGTTGACTCCCAAAGGCACAACTCTAGCACAGATGATAAAAAATGTCACCTTCCCTAGAACTGTTCCACAGTTGGCACAGCATCATCCATCAGTTTCTGGACCGCAAGCAGTGGTCAACAATCTTGCGGCATTGGCCCAGAATTGCTTAGAGCCTATCAAAGCCAAATATCCTTCGATGCTGATAACCAATTCATACAGACATGGATCAACAATCGGAGGTGGAGCTCATGGTACAGGACAGGCCTGCGATCTACAGTTTCGCGGAATACCTGCACACAGTTATTTTGAAATAGCTAAATGGATTGAACAAAATGTACCATATGATCAGTTGTTGCTAGAATATCTACCAGGTAAGACTACGTGGATACACATGAGTTTTGCACTACCAGGACTGCCATACGGTGGTCTCAGTACAAGAAAATCCAAACCCGGAAACATATTAGCCACACTGAATGGAGCAGCAGGCGGAAGATTTACTCCCAATCTGCATAAAGACATCCTCGTGGCCGCATTGCCTAACATTGTGGTGGCATCATAACATGAAAAAATTATTTTGGAAAATACTGGGATTTCTTAGTCTAGGCATGGCCTATGTTGGGTTGATCACACCCGGCATACCCTACAGCATATTTGTGGTGTTTGCGGCATACTGCTTTGCCAAAGGATCACCAAAAATGCATGCCTGGATCTACAATCACAAACTGTTTGGGCCATTCTTAACCAATTGGGGTGAGAAGAGAGTATTTCCAAACAAGATGAAATATTTTATGTTGGCCATGATGAGCAGCAGTTTGGCTATCATGTGGTTGACAAATGTACCCGCTCGTGGTATACTATACACAGCAGCCTTTATGTGCTTGGTGGCAATTTGGGCCTGGAGATGGCCCGGAAGCGTCGAAGCATATGAAAAACGCATTGCAGAAGGTAAAAAAGTTGGTTGGTTTAACAATCAATTTTAAATACACACACAGATAAACATTTTTAACACAAGGAAAGAAAGTAAAATGGTAACAGGAAAAGTAAAGTGGTTTAACGACGCCAAAGGTTTTGGCTTTATTACACCAGACAACGGCGGCGCAGATTTATTTGCACACTTCTCACAAATTAATTCAAGTGGCTTCAAGAGCTTACAAGAAGGACAGAGTGTAAGTTTTGAAGTAACTATGGGCCAGAAAGGTCAACAGGCTAGCAATATCCAGCCTGCGTAATATGAAACTGTATCAATTCATTGTAACAGTTTTAATTGTTATATTTGTTTTGGTACATGTTTTCATGTAAGGAATTGTTGTAGTCCTTGAATGGACAAAGTTGTAAAGTAAGGCATTCTGGACGCGGGTTCGACTCCCGCCAGGTCCACCATAAAACATATTGAATGCGGCAAATGGTAAGTCGCCGAAAGGGATGTAGGTTCGAGTCCTACTTTAGTATGTTTTATAATGGGCCTGCCATGGTTTCGACAGGGTGAGATAGGATAACGACTCAACACGTGGGGTCACGTAAAATACAAAAAACGTAAATGCAAACGCAGATACATATGACTTCAGCGCAATGAGCTTCACTGGCAACACAGTTGCTAATGACAGCAGATTTGCTCTAGCTGCCTAAAAAACAGCGGTCCGGGGTAGGAAATACCTTGTAAACAAAAATACCAAAAGCGGCTATTCGTAGCCGCTTTTTCTTGACACGCATAGTAGAAATACTATATAGTGTACTATGACGTGGGTCATATCATTATAAAAGGAAGTAAACATGAAGAAATTAGCAATCGCATTAGCAACAGCAATGGCTCTAGTAGCTACCACAGCAAGCGCCTTGGAAGTAGGTGTCAACGGATCATACGACTATGGTTCACCAGCAAACCGCCCAGGTGCAGGTATCACCATTGGTGAAAAATTTGGCAAGATGGGTGTAACAGCAGGCTTTGATCGTTACCAAAAAGGCACAGATCAAAACAAGTGGAGCCTAGTTGGTTCATATGATGTATATTCAGTTGGTGCCGCAACATTCGCGGTCAAAGCTGGTGCTGCATATCTGGACAACTACAATGTCACTGCTGACGGTTATGCTGGCCTTGTTGGCACAGGTGTTAGCTACTCGCTTGCTAAGAATGTGGCATTGACAGCTGATTATCGTTATCAGTTCGGACAATCACGTGTGAACTCGTTTGATGGCAACACCATTTCAACTGGTGTTAAATTCTCGTTCTAATTTAAAATTAGCTGATAAGGACCTGCGGGTCCTTTTCTTTATTAAAAAAGCAATGAGCGTAAATAAATACTTGTCAGGAGGACACAACCATGAAACAGCAAAAGCTATTAGCTAAACTGTACAGGGCTTGCGTCGACCATGATACAGAAACAGTTTTCGAACTTAAGAAAAAAGAGTTCGCTAAGATACTGAAACACAAGGCCGAAGGTAAGTCATTTACAACAAAATGGACTTTGGTACAGATTTAACACAACTGTAATATTACACACACCGTGCTACGATAAATACTGCTATGCAGAAAACTTATCGTAGCATTTTTATTTCTGACGTACACCTAGGCACACGAGATTGTCAAGCAGACAAGCTCAACAACTTCCTCAAACACAATTCATGCGACACATTATATCTTGTAGGAGATATCATCGATGCATGGAAGATACAACAAAACAAATGGCGCTGGAAACAAAGCCATACCAACGTGGTGCGCAGAGTATTGGGACACGCCAAACGTGGCACCCGTGTGGTATTCATAGCAGGCAATCATGATGAGTTTTTAAGGCCAATGATACCTTATGGTTTCAGTTTTGGTCTTATTGAAATACAAAATCAAACAGAACACATAGGCGCAGATGGCAAACACTATTTGGTAGTACACGGGGATCTATTTGACGGTATTACTAGACTAGCACCGTGGATAGCTTTCCTAGGAGACAAAGCATATGACATTGTTCTTACACTCAACAATAAGTTTAATTGGATTCGTCGCCGCATGGGTTTTGGGTACTTTAGCCTTAGCAAGTATCTTAAGTACAAGGTTAAAAAAGCAGTAGACTTTGTGTTCAAGTTTGAAGAGAACTTGGCTAACTACTGTAAGAAACGTGGCTTTGATGGTGTGATCTGTGGACACATACACCACGCAGAGATCAAAGAAATCAACGGAGTCGCATACATGAATGACGGAGACTGGGTTGAAAGTTGTACAGCACTTGTGGAACATCACGACGGCCGTTGGGAAATTGTAACATGGACCAAACAGAATGACAAAGACGATACTTATAATAACTGATAACTTACCGGAGCAGATAAATGGCGTGGTCACAACATATAAGAATATTGAGGCTTGTGCGATTCTGGATGGTTATCACGTTGTTTACATTACTCCCGGGGACTTCCGCCACTTTGATTGTCCTGGCTACAACGAAGTCAAGATTGCCTATACAAGGGCAATGGGCAAGAAGATTGAGGCGGTCGGTGCGGATTATTACCATATCGCCACAGAAGGTCCTGTTGGTCTGTCTGCTAGAAAATATCTTTCAAAACGTAATCTTCGCTACAATACTGCTTATCATACTAAGTTCCCTGAAGGACTTAGAGCCCTATTTGGAATCCCTGAGGCTCTTACTTGGCCTCTAGTGCGATGGTTCCACAAACACGCAGGCAAAGTATTAACCACCACAGACACAATGGTTGCGGAGTTACGAGCACACGGGTTTGATGGCGATGTTGTTCCATGGACTCGTGGAGTGGACCGAGACATATTCAATCCAAGTCAACGCACCGGCACAGTGACGAATGGTCCTATCTTGGTATGTGTCAGTCGTGTAAGCAAAGAAAAGAACCTAGAAGCATTCTTTGAAATGCCCTATGCGGGTGTCAAGTTCATGGTAGGTGATGGTCCTATGCTAGAAGAGTACAAGGCACAGTATCCTGATATAAAATTTGTAGGTGCCAAGCGTGGCCAAGAACTAGCCAAGTACTTTGCCATGGCAGATGTGTTTGTATTTCCAAGTCGTTGGGAAACCTTTGGGCTAGTTATGATTGAAGCCATGGCCTGCGGCACTCCCGTAGCAGCCTATCCTTGCCAAGGACCACTGGATGTCATAGACGAAGGCATCACTGGATGCATGCGTGAAGATTTAGTTCAAGCAGTTAACAACGCTCTACTATTAGATAGAGACAAGGTGTTGGCAGGCAGTTCTCGCTGGACTTGGGAAAAGGCTTGGGAAATATTCCGTGACAATCTAGTACCTGTAAAATCTTTGTAATCGAATATCACTTAAATAGGTGTGTGCCACAAGCACACTAACCACAAGGAGCTCAAAATGAAACTTGAAATGACAGTACACGGGTTGAATGTTAGTTTAGAATTAGATGATAGTGCATACAACGGCTTAGAGATTTTACAACAGGTGAAAGATCTAGTTGACGAACTATCAGCATACGACAAAGTCATGTTGTCAGTAGTATCAATACCAGATGATGAAGACTCCGAAGAAGAAAATGAAGATTACGAAGAAAATGAAGATTACGAAGAAATGTCAGAAGAAGAACATGTTGCTCAAGCAGCATGGCCTTTTCCAGAAGGTGGCCTAGATGATCAAGGTACAGAGATAATTGCTTTTGTTGAACCAGAACAAAAATAGTTTAATAAGTTAAATCGGGTACACGATAAGGTATCACTGGAATCCGTAACCAGTACTAACACTAACTCCTTTTAATGATTTTCACTATATGATCTGTGGTGATTTTGTCATATAATAACGATACATACTCATGCAGTATGTATTTTAAAAGGAGAACTACTATGTGGACTACACCATCAGCAACAGATATGCGCTTTGGTTTTGAAATCACTATGTACGTGATGAATCGATAATAGGAACTAAAAGAATGGCCCACTTCGGTGGGCTTTCTCTTGACATGTGTATTAAGTATGTTATACTATATTTTATGATAGAAATTTTCGGAGGAATTATGTTAGAATGTTTAATTCTAGGCGACAGCCTTGCAGTTGGTGTGGGACAGGTTCGTACTGAATGTGTTACTCGTGCCAAGAGCGGCATTAATAGTTATGACTATGTGAACCGGAACCTATTGCACACCAAAGGCGATACCCAGGCCAAAAGCATCATCATCAGTCTAGGATCAAACGATACTCAAAATATCAACACCTTTGAAGAATTAAACACACTACGACAACTGGTCAAGGCAGATCGAGTTTATTGGATCCTGCCAGCCATCAAAGAAGAAAAACGCAAGGCTGTTTGGGCCGTGGCCAACAAGTATCACGACCATGTCATTGAAACTCGTAATCACGATCTAAGCACAGATCGCGTACACCCTACGGGCAAGGGTTATAAAACTATTTCGAATCAAACACGATGAATATTCTAGTAACAGGCGGTCTAGGACTTATTGGTCATAACGTAGTTCGACGACTACAGGCACAGGGTCACACAGTAAGCATCATTGATACAAAAACCAATTATGATATTATTCCTCAAGAAGAAATTGATCATCTCATAGCACAACGTTCACAGGGACTAGACTTGACAAAATACCATTGTCTCGACATTGTGAATAAATGGACCATGGAGCCATGCTTCAGCGTTGACAAGCCTGAAATAGTCATACACATGGCCAGCTTCCCCCGACAGAAGGTAGTGAATGCTCACCCAGGCCGAGGCAGTCGAACCATGTCAGAAGGGCTGTTAAATCTCTTGGACCACAGCAACACACATCAAGTCCGAAAGTTTATCTATATTTCAAGTTCAATGGTCTACGGTGATTTCAAAGACGATGTCACAGAAGATGCAGAATGCCACCCGCAGGGACAATATGGTATTCTCAAGCTGGCAGGGGAATGGTTGGTCAAAGATCATGCTCGTCGTACCAATCTTGCTTATACCATTATACGTCCCAGCGCAGTATACGGTCCGCTTGATGTAGAAGACCGAGTGATCAGCAAGTTCATTCTCAATGCCATGCGAGGCATTCCACTTAGAGTAAACGGTGCCGGCGAAACTCTGGACTTTACCTATGTAGACGATGCTGCCGACGGAATTGTTGCCGCTGCACTTTCGGATCGCACAGACAACAAGACCTATAACATTACCAAAAGTCATAGTCACAGTTTACTAGATGCTGCCAATCTAGCAGTCAAGGTTGCAGGCAAGGGTGAAATCATTGTGGGAAATCGTGATTTGGATTTCCCCAGCAGAGGCGCATTAAACATAGATGCCGCTCGCAGAGATTTTGGATTTGATCCAAAAGTTGATGTAGCTGAGGGTTTCCAAAATTACTACAACTGGCTCAAAAACGATCCCTATTTTGGTGTTGACAAACACTGACAAAGACGTTATACTGTGTGTACAGTAAATTTTTAGGAGTTCTATTTTGAGTATGCATTTAGAAGGTCCGTGGCTTAGTACCACAGGCAAGCGAAAAGGCAAGAAGAAATTTGCTTCTGCAGAACATGCCCGTAAGGCTCGTGAATTAGATGAATCGTGGAAAGAGCTACAGAAGCGGTGGGCTGTGGAAATTGAAGATAAGAAACGCACTCGAGCATTATCTGCTCCTAGTTTGAGTAGCAGTTACAGTTTGACAATACCAGAAGGTCGCAATACCACTGCTCATATTCCTAGTAGAGACACAGGTGGTAATGCCACACTCAAACCTGCCAAGGTGTACACAGGAACCAAAGTCAAAGGTATTGCTACAATGCATAAAAGCAATGCCGTGCCAGTATTCAGCGACGAAGAAGCCGTTGATATTGCCAGAATGCGTCGATAATCGCCGGTTTTAGTCTATGAATCCAAAATATCGACTATATATTAAACGTTTCGCAAAGAAACTAAGATAGTAGAACCAAATTATGTCAAAAGCAGAAACGGTTCCGCGGGTCTTGGCCAATGAGAAACCCGTATTTTCGGGAAGCCAAGGGTCGCCAAAGGCACACAATGTTATGAGCATGTGCGTCCAATGGAGACAACTACACGAAAGTAGGGTTCTTTCAGAGCCTCGTGAAGTTAACTCCCTTTATGTAATGTGATCTATGGTTTTGGATCGCACCAAGTTAAAGGAGGACTTATGGAAAAGTCAATTAAAGTAGTATCCTATATACTAGGATTAATCGCTGTGGCGTGGCTAGTTACGACTATGACCACTGCCAAGTTTCAACAACTGAGACAGCAGAATGGTGCCTACAGCAAGGACGTGGTTTCAATACAAACACGTGAAAAACAGTTGGACTGTTTGGCCATCAACATTTACCGTGAAGCAGGGCACGAGCCCTTTGAAGGTAAAGTAGCAGTAGCGCAGGTAACTATGAATCGGGTAGCCGCTGGTAAATTCGGCAACGATGTCTGCGGGGTAGTGTATCAAAAAAATGTTTTTATGGAAAAAGTCGTATGTCAATTCTCATGGGCATGTGACGCAGTACATAAAAGCAGACCCATAAACAAGGAAGCCTATAATGAAAGCTATGAAGTCGCCAA